GTATAAGAATCCGTCATTATAGAAGGACGTACCCAATCCTTTGCTGGAGCTATACCAATCGGAGGGTACTCTTTCACCTTTCCTGCATCCTTATCTTTTCCATCATTACCTCCACCCTCACCCTTTTCCTTCTTGTTCTTCGTTCCAAAATACACCCCAGTCACAATCACCCCAAAAACAATTAACACCAATAGTATGAGAACTCCTTTTGACATTTAAAGTATACTAACATTATTTTTTTTTCCACTCGAAATAGGGAATGGGGGTGCTGAGACATTTATATTCACTTCGCGGCCGTATCTAGGCAAAGTCATACTTTTGTAACCCTTTTATAATATTTTATAAAATCTACTAAACATGCGGTTGCCAATGAACCTGTGAAAATTATAGCTTTTGTTCCCATTGACAACGCCATATAAAAACCCACTATTTTTTTTAAACACATGCATCTTCATTATAAGTGTAATAAAATCCAATGACTTTGTATATTTCTTTCCTTTCCCTTCTCATTTTTAATATTTTATTCGCGTGTACCAATCTCTCTCGAAAAATATTTCTATTATATTCTTCGACAGCCTCTTTGTTGTACTCTTCTACACTCTTCCCAAAAATTGAATAATCCCCAGACTCTTCACAGTTGTCCCACACCCACTCACGCACACGGGGACTTATCTTTCTCGCCGATTTGAACTTCCACATTTTTTCACTTTCTTCAATTATTTTTCTCGTTAGTTCAGTAAGTTTGTCTTCCAACACATTTATATCCACCTCTTCCGTGTATTCTCTTAGTTCCTCTTGATCCCTAAAATGTTCGTATAACCCCTTCAGATGATTGCACATCTTGAGATAATCATTGTTTTGCACCCCCTCCGCGTTCGTGTCCAACAGTTCTTGAAGTTGTCTGATACTTTCCATTTTTGTGATATATATTTAGGTTCATCCAAACATATAAAGTCTTGACAATCAAAAATCTCATTTGGACCCCTTCACTTAGGCTCTTTTAATAACAATACATGTAATCTTTTACCCGTTCACACTCTCAGAAAAAGAATGGCATTCGTGGATGCACCACCCCCGCCGAGTAGTATAGATGTAGAACCATGCTATGGTGCCACCTTCATCGGGTATATTACAAGTAAATATATTTTCACCTGCCACCCAAAATAGTCGCCAAAATACCACCCGACTCCATCAGTGGTCGCGACACGTGCTCAAACCTAGATACCCTCGCCCTCAATAACTCCCTCTTCATGCTCACGATCTCGTGCCTCAGCGTCTCTATAGTCTCCAATGCCTCCAAATAATCGTTCGTCACGTTCAATAAATACATATCCTTCGCACTGTCCCCCGTAGCATATATCAACTTCAAATTGTTACATATCTCCAAATATTCTCCCTCAGACATATTGTCCTTGTTCGCATCCACGATGTTCATCACCTTTCTGATAGGATCACTCATATATGAACTTACATAACCTTTCACTTTTATGCCGTTTTCTTATCATAATATTGAAAAGTGTTTTGACTATAATCTTTTGCAAGACCTTCAGCCTTCTTCGCATAACATCTATTTGCGTGACTGTTATAGGAAAATCCAACACAATTTGATTTAGAGTCACAGACAGCTCCACAATCTTTTAATGTTTCTTTTGTGACTGGCATCCCTTCTATATCACCAGCCACTCTATCCCCAGCACCTTTAATTTCATATCCTGGAACAGTTTTATAATAAAATTGATACGGAGATGTATCGTATTGTATTCTAATATGACCAGTAGCACCCGACCCCCCACCGGTTGTTCCCTTTAGATAACAATTCTTATCTGTCTTGTTATAAGACACACCTATACAATCTTTATTTCCCTTGCACGTTTCGTGACACTTCTCGAGACTTTCGTTAGGTACGAGTGATAAGTCTCCAAAAGCCCTGTCACCAGTTTTATGAATTATAAAATCCGGTACAACCTCATCTTTTACATCCTTAAATTTCTCTTCAACTTTTTCCTTCGTTCCAAAATACACCCCAGCCGCAATCCCCCCAAAAACAATCAACACCAATAGTATGATAACTCCTTTTTTCATTTGAAGTATACTAACATTTTATTCGCCATTCACTGAATAATACGAAAGTTAGGACCATATAGCCCCTGGGAAAGTCAAAGTATACGTGTCAGCAGTCGTTGTAATAGCTGGTGTCTCCTTAACGACAGTGGTCCCATCAGCTCCATATATGACCGCCTTCACACCTTGAGCGCGCTCTTTACAGCAGTCGTTTCTATTTGTAATCTTAATCTTTTCAATTTCCTGTACAGATCCTAAATCAACTTGTAAGTAATCAAACTCGGTAGCTGCCCCGCCTGTGTGTGTGTTATTTTCCAAATTACCATCTACAAGTTCAGGTAAAGAACCAAAGCTACCGTGTAATGAACTAGCCGTGACAGTTTTCCCTGTGGCTATACTCGTTGTACCACCCTTGACAAAGATCTCGAGTTCTGAAAGATTTATAACTGCAGTCTTATCAGTGGTATGTATCAATTTCACATATCTTCCCATGGGTAATGTATTCTCCTCGGAATTACCAGATTTACCAGCCATTTTAGAAACATAATACAATGTGACACCAATCACTGCAATTATGGTCACAAATATAAATAGCTTTATGAACAGGAAAATCATTTATAATGTACTAGATTTTTTTTTCATTCCCTACATCTCCCAACGTTGTTCGCAAATTTAGGATAATGGTCTTTTAGAGCATCCTCATCTAATAGTAATTTACCATCCCTTATCACACCGCGTAAACCCAAGTTTATGTAAGCCGAACAATTCTTGGTGGGGTTATCATCGCTCACTCCAATCTCCTTCATTTTGGTGAGGAATGCGTCTTCGTCAATAATTTTTTTGTCTTTTATATCCTGACAGACTTTCCCCTTCTCTAAACTCTCCAATTTTTCATCATCATTTACTATTTCGGCCACTGTCTTCATACCAGTAAAAGTCAGGTACTGTTTGTCTTCTGTAGCTTTTATTTCATCAAAATCCAGTTGATTATAAACCCTACATATGTCATTGATATCATTTATATCCATATCCTCCAGAAGATTGAGTTTAGTCACTCTCAAAATATACTTATCTGTTCCTGGTATATAACCTAACATATATAATGCAAAAGTAACTGCAATGATTATTAAAAGAAGTATAACTATCATATGTTTATAATACTTTTTTTTACATTTCAGGAATCTCAAAGTTCTCAATCAGGTCCACTATTTTATCCTCGTCAATCTCCCACTCTCCTACCATATCGACGTTAGTCACGTTCTCATCGAACATATCACCGTGTGTTTCACACAGTCCGCAAGGAACGAGTGGTTCCTCACCAATCTTGTGATTGTGAAGGGGGGTCGCCTTCTTCGCCTTCGCCCTTCCTTTCTTCTCCTTCTGGGGGGCGGAGGGGTCGTGGCGATCACAGAAGGTTTCTCCATCAATACACTTTCTCTTGCATGGGTTACCCCTCATGTTCAGTCCAGTACAGACAACCTTGGGGGCCTTGGGGGGCTTGGGGGACTGGGGGGATTTGGGAGGGCGGCTATGAACCTTGCAAGAGTCTAGACCATCTACACAATACTTCTTGCACTGTACACCTTTTCCAGTCATGCCAGGACATGGCACTCGAATCGGTTTAACAGACTTCTTGGGGGCGCGGAGACGGGCAATCTCGGCCTTGAGCGTTTCGATTTCAGCGAGGAGGGAAGCGACGTCCATGTTTGTTTCTTGTTGATTCCTCCATTTTTGATCTCGACTTAGGTTCGATTTCGTTCATCTAAAAGAACATGTTTCCAAAATATATTTCTCAAATGCGTTGGTCACCTTCATCTCCTCTGGCTTCTCGATAATGAGAGACTTGCCACGTGTCAGTGCCACGTAGGACAAGTTTTCTTCATTCTCCAAATCAATGTCGTTGTGCACCTTTACGATGTCATCTTCGAGTCCCTTGTAAGCGTGTATGGTGAACATCTCACATGTACACTGGTCTCTGGGAACGATGTTATTTTCTATGTTCTCCAACATATTCTCTAACTCCCCGTGACCCAACGATAGAAGAAAATACGGGAGATCGTCCGAAAACCTCGCCCTGTCCTCATCAGACAATTCAAACTTCTTCAACTTTTCACTCAACTGTTTCATGTAAGAAGATTGTTTATCAAACTCATTAATCCATATGTTATTCGTGTGTCGCGCAGTCTCGAAAAGCCCTCGCCAGGATCTGAAGAGGTAAGTGTACTTGGTACTCGGTGTACCCTCACTGACCAAACGAGTCCCGTGGGATTTCCCTGGAATCATCCAACAATTTTCGAATCTGTTACGTATCTCACTACACGCAGGTTCACCAACCCTGAATGTCGTGTAAAACTCTACAATCTTTGCGTATTTGGGAAGTTTTTCAAATGCATTGATAGCCCCACGCCATTGATAAATCGCCTGCATCGGATCTCCGACGAATATCTTGGGGATGGTCGTGTCACGGATGAGAATCGACAACATGAGAGCGTCAAAGTCCTGACTCTCGTCTATGAATATCATGTCGTACTGTTTGTCTATTACCCCTCTGCACAGGCGGCCATCGTGACACATCTTACGGATGGTCCCAAACGTCTGAAATTTCCTCCTGACTGCATCCTCCCACATGCTGTGTAAAATCTTTTCGGGTTTTCTGTATTTGTGTCTCGCATACATCTCAGGACTATTATGTTCAATCTGGTTACAATAAGCATCAAACATGTAAGCGTACTTCTCCTTCATCTTCCACGGCTTGTTGGCTAACCAAGGAACAATCTTACTTATGGTGTGAGGTTTGACATCCATGATGTTCGTTGGTCGGGGTGTGATGATGTTGTACAAGAGAGAATCGAATGTTCGGGGGTGTAAATTGGACGGAGCCTTTTGTTTGATTTCTTCTATGAGACTTTTATTAAATGCGAGGTACAAAATCCTCTTGGCTTTATGAACTTCTGCTAGTTTTAAGAGAGTCGTCGTCTTTCCGCTACCAGCTACAGATTTGATGGCGAGTATATCACCATTTTTAAGGTTTAAGTTGTTGACGTAGTCACGATGCTTAGCGTCTAAAAATCGCATGGACGCTTCGCACCTTCCAAAAATCATCTCCACTTCTGGAACGTGTGTACCACGATCTACATGAGGTAAAGAAACACCCTTGTTCAACAGGGTCACCTCCTCGTGAGATATAATTTGACAAAAAAGAACACGTCTCACCGTACCCTCTACTTGAACAGAATACTTTTGTCTATCTCTTACCCACAACCACTCGTCGTATGGTGTTTGTGTGAACGTGTCCTTGGGGTCGCCCTCACAAATACCAAATTGACCGCAAATAACTTTGCGCACGTACATTTCTATATTATAGGCCTTCTTTTTTAACTCTTCACCATATTGTTATTCCGACACTTTCCATGCACAATACTCCAAGTTTTTATCTTATGTTTTCGTGCTAAACTATCCTTGAGAACGTTTCATTTTTATACATCAGAAGTCACGTGTGTATCAAGGTCAAACATCTTGATACACACGTCACCGAAATATACCGCACCATCTATGTTCCACACTTTTTCGCGAGACAGTTCCTGAGCACGAGCCTCAGCCTCCCGTCTGTCAAAAAAGACAGAACGGTCGAGGATGTGGTTGCCGACGCACACGTGAATGAGAGTGTATTGCATTTTTAGTTTTAACTTCTAGTTTTTTAATCTCCACTTAGGTTCTATTAAAACGAAAAACCTTCCAATTCATATTCATATTCATCAGGTTGAATCATGTATCCCTCGGTTGTTTCACTCCCAGTGATGAGCCCCGCGCGCATTGACATATGATTGTTCCACGTCTGCGGGTAAATACGAATAGCGCTCGTCTTTACCGGTTTTTTGAAAAATATATTCGCCTGACTGTTACCAGCATAACTCCCTTCAAAAATATACCCACTGTCGACAGGTACCCATAGTCCATCAGCATTCTTGTAAGTTACTTTCAAGGACGTCACATACTGACCAACGTCCGCCCTTCCCTTTATAACCACACCCGACACGTCGGTGGGGGTGGTGAGATTCAATTCGTACCAATCGCCGACAACACTCGTTTTAGCAGACCATCCCTGTGCCGAATCCAAACGCCCCGATCCGTGACTGGTACCTATGTTATCACCACCCCAATTTCCAGATGATTTATGCCCAGAGTATGGTACATCTACAATGGTAGGTTTCTTATTGGTCATCGTCTTACCAGATATAATATCAGCGCGTAGGGACATGTGACTTTCATACGTTTGTGGGTATATTCGAATGTACCTGGCAACTATGGGATTTGCGAAATTGACATCGACTTTGGTGTTTTGGTCGGTGTTACCAGTGAATATTTTCCCCTTTTCAACATCCTTCCACGTCCCCGAATTACCCTTGTACTTTACCTTGAATGTCTTTACGTATTGGCTCCACTGATCACCCCGCCCCTTTATGGCGATACCTTTTATTTTTCCCTCTACACCGTTATCAATTTGGTACCATTCACCAACTGTATTATTTCCCGCCGACCATGCTTGTTTAGAATCTAAACGCCCCCTACCGTGCCCTGCACCTATGGGCTCTCCACCCCAAACACTTGATGCACTACGCATGGTCTCTGGGGTGTCGCGCAGAACAGGGGTCACAGGTTTACCTCCATCGCCGCCGCTGCTGCCACCTTTATCATCGTCCTTCTTCATGGTTCCATAATATACTGCGAGACCAATGATGGCTGCAAGAATAAGGATTATTAATATCTTCTTCATACTATTTTACATAGATAATAAATTGTGAAAGCATTCACAAAAGTTTCTAAGTTTCGGGAGAACCAGAGTGTCCCACTCCTCCTTATTCCTATGGATCATGTGAGTGCACATCTGGTCATTGTATTGTTCGATGAGTTTACATGAGTCAATATTCAACATTTCCATATACGTCTGACATTGCACTTCCTCGTAATCACGGACTGTCTTGAAAAGACATTTTGTGCGATTCTTGATCTCAATGATAGTGAGGCTTCCGTCATCGTTTGATACGAGTCTATCTATTCTTCCGACAATTTCGTACCTAGTACCTTTTATAGTACACACCTCATATCTATAAAAGGTATCATCCACCTTGAACGAAGGGTTACTCTCAGCAGTTTTGTCCTCGTGACGGCTACCGTGATTTGTGTAAAGTGTCTTACGTATGTACTCCTTTGCAGCTTCAAGTTTCTCACCCCCGAGTTCACTTCGGGAAATCAATTGATTCGTGATGGCCCGAGCCTTCTGCTCCACGGATGAACTATCGATGGATCTGAAACGCTGTGCATCGTCGAGAAGATCACTGGCTATAGGAGATGCGGATATGACCTCGAGAGCCAACTGATCCTTCGTCTTCCCTATAAAAGTCTCTGGAGAATACTTGGCCCATAAGTTCATCATGACTTCATCTGGTTTTTTGAATCTATTCTTATCAATCATACTCGCCACCTCAGACGCCTTCAACACAACCCTGGGTAGCCCCAGGGGTTTGAAGGTCCGTTCCATGTCGCGGAGAAGGGGGTAGATTTCACCGCACGCACGCGCGTCAGCCAACGCGTTATGCGCGTTATCTAAATCTTTACCCGTGAGTTCTTTGTACACTTCAAAGAGCTTCTTATGTTTGAGAAATCTTGATTTCACGAGGTCAAGGGTACACACAAACTTCAAAGCCTTTAATGGCTCTACACTCAGCCCTCGTCTGTAGCACTCTGAGAAGAGTGCATTTTCATCAAACCCTGAATTGTGTGCGACGAGGATACGCCCGTTCGAAGCCTTCACGAGGTCTTCATAAATCTCTTCAAACTTCTTACCGTACATGAGTGCGTGGTCGTGGGTGATGCCATGAATCTCGGTGGCAGTCACCTGAAAGGTGTCGGGATACACGATAGCGTGATACGAACTGAGTTCCCTCCCCTTTGTTGAATACAAAACAAATGCGAGAGACACGATGCGACATTGGTCAAACAAATGTATATTTTCTGGTGTAGCAATTTGACGGGTCATGGGAAGCCCCGTCGTCTCAGTGTCCCATGCGAGGTAACACATCTAATTAATAAGCGTGGGTAATCTTTAAAACACAATAGGACATGAAGTATCTTCGCATGCAAAGAGACTGTAGATCCAAGACCCCTCGACAACCTCTTCCTCGAGGAGACGATCCTTCACAATCTCGAGCTGTCTGAGATGAATCTCCAGTGTATCCTTGGTCTCGGCGTACACCTTTGCCACCAGAGCATCGATCTCCATGTCTATGACGTGTGCAGCCTCCTGGGAGAGGTTATTCACGTCAAAGTTTCTCTGACCAAACCCGTAAGTGGTCACCATCTCCCGCGCGATGGAGTAGACCCTAGCATAGTCCGACGAGGCACCGGTGGTTATCTTGTCGACGCCGTAGATGATCTCCTCCGCGGCGCGTCCACCCAGAGCCACCTTGATCTGCGACACCAGATACTCTTTCGTGTAGAGTGCCGAGTCGGCATTCTCCTCCGTAGGCTGGAAGAAGGTGATGCCACCCGCCGCGCCACGGGGGATGATGGACACCTTACGAAGGGTGTCAAACTCCGGGACCAGCACGCCCATGATGGCGTGTCCAGCCTCGTGGTAGGCTACCAACTCCTTCTTACGCATGGAAAACTTGACATCACCGACCGCTCCCACGACGATGCGCTGATACACGTTCTCCACGATGGTCGGTGTGATGGCCGTACCCTCCCTGGCACCACGGATGGCACACTCGTTCATGAGGTTTGCCAGGTCAGCACCAGAAAAGCCCGTAGTTTGCTTCGCCAGGGCATCCAAGTCCACCTCATCGTCCAAATTTTTATTGGCCGCGTGGACATCCAAAATCTTTCGGCGACCCTTCACGCTCGGTAGGGCAACCTGAATCTTGCGGTCGAAGCGGCCAGGGCGTAGGAGTGCGTCGTCGAGGATATCCGATCGGTTGGTGGCGGCAATCACCACGATCTGCGAAGTGTTGTCGAAGCCATCCATCTCGGTCAGCAGTTGATTGATGGTCTGTTCACGTTCATCGTTCGCTGGAAAACCACCCGCTGACCGTTTCTTACCGATGGCGTCGATCTCATCTATGAATACGATACAGGGCTGATTCTTCCTGGCCATCTCGAACACATCTCTGACACGCTTCGCGCCAACACCGACGAACATCTCGACGAAGGAAGAGCCCGAACACTGGATGAAGGGCACGGAAGACTCACCTGCGATGGCACGGGCGAGGAGAGTCTTACCGGTTCCAGGTTTACCAGTCAAGAGGGCACCCTTAGGGATACGAGCACCGGTGATCATGTACTTTTCAGGTTCTTTGAGAAAGTCCACAATCTCACTCAGCTCATCTTTGGCAGCGTCTATACCTTGAACATCTTCGAACCGCGTGGGGATGTGCTTTTCCAGTTCGAATTCCACCTTGTTGGTATCGAAGGGATTGGGTGGACCACCAGCTCCACCCCGAGAAAAGAGCATTCGGGCGAAATAGCCAAACAAGAATAAAGTAAAAAACATGGATATGGAATCCCCCACTGAGAAGGGAACACTCGGATCAATATCGAATGCGACGTCATTGTCAATCATGGTTTTCCAAATCTCAGGGGTGTACACATAGTTGGATTGATTCAACGAATCCTCCTTGTCGTCTATGTAGAGTACTTTATTCACGTTGGGTTTGATGAGAGCCTCGCGGACCTCATGCTTCTTGACGCTCGTGATAAAATCACTGAGACGCTTGGGTTCCGCACGAGGTCGCTGAGGAAGAACATAGGGAGTGGGGGCACGCAAGACTTGCATGTTGTGGATTACTTGGGATTCTTGGCTTTAGGATGGATTACTTTGAACATTGTTGTTGTTGTTTCCCCCATTATTGTTCGGCTGTGTCCTATAACTCCCCTGGTTGAAATTTGTTCTACTGGGTACAGGTTTTTTTTCGGGTAAAACAAACTTTGTATTATCCATGTTAATTATATGGGCTATGGGAATACTCCCCTCAGAATAATCAATGACCATATTCGGTGCACCATTCTTAAATATTTTTGTGCAAACAAAATCATACCCAAATAAGGCCATCCCATCACCACTGCCCAGAAAATAATGATATGTTCGCGTTCCACCTCCCTTTATTTCTTTTTTTCTATCTCTTTCACTAGCTTTCGTTAATTGTGAAGCGATGAAATACTGTAGCGCATCACCAAAATATTTCGCAATCTTTTCTTTGACACCGTCCTTTTTTTTAGCATTACCAGCTGATACATTAAGTTCCAGGGATAAATCGTTTAACTTCAGGCCTGAATTACCAGTTTCCTTTCCCGAATCAAAGTCTATTTTTATAACTGATTTCTCATTACTTTTTATATCTATATTGAAATCTTCTAAATAATAACTCGCATCGGAAATGAATCTTGGGGTGGTTGGTGTAATGGAACCAGTATTCGTCCGCGTGGATATTGCTATCTTCTCAATATCTTTCACTATACCGAAAGGGATCATGGTTGAACCAGGGTCGAAAGCTTGGCCGTATGTTATTAACGGACTAACGGAATCAGATCCTGATATCATACCAGAAAGTGATCTCTCTTCTCGACCAGAATATTCCTGATCAACCGCTAACAATATCCTATCCCCCTCTGTCCTTGACTTTATATTGTATTCACGGGGGTTTATAATAGTATTTACCTTACGCAAAAAGATGTATTTCTGTAAGACTATAGTTTTGAAATTTTTTTCCCAACCCGCTGAAAAACTTGTGAAAGTCTGGCCGTTGAACCCTAAATTGTTAATGAACGTTTCTGCGAAGAATGTCCTTTTACCGGGTGTTTCCGCCAATTCTACTGCTATCGTAGCAGATATAGCACCGTTTAATATGTTAAGTTTCTTATTATCGTTACGGTCAAGAATATTATACAATTTTTTATTCTTGTCTTCCGCAAAATAGGCGCGTTGCAATTTTTGGAAATATGGGTCGCTTTCGTAATTTTTGGGATCAAAAACAGCCTTGTAAGCAATTAACCAATCCTTAAAGGTCATGTCAATATATTTATCGTGAACCCCATCTAACCACATGATGAGTAACATGTTTATAAACGTCTCTGTGCTTATTTTTCTCACCGCCAGTCTACGACCACTGGAGAGGTTGCGCCTCACTATATAATCCAACACTTCTTTTTGTATTTCATTAGTAATAAGTTTCCTCTTACCCCTAGCGATTTTATCCATGTATACTTTTAACAAACCTTTCGTCGCGAGCATTTTTTTTTCAGCCGGTGTTTTCGCCACCGCGCTCATCTTTCTTTCAGCCGGTGTTTTCGCCACCGCGCTCATCTTTCTTTTAGCCGGTGTTTTCGCCACCGCGCTCATCTTTCTTTTAGCCGGTGTTTTCGCCACCGCGCTCATCTTTCTTTTAGCCGGTGTTTTAGCGACAAACGTTTTGAGTTCCTCTCTGAGACGAGATAAACCCGGAGTTCCCTTATATTTTTGTTGGAGTTCCGACACAGTTTGTCCAAACCCAAGTTCCTTGGCCCGTCTGCGTAAGTCTATCGGGGAAAGTGTGTTTATGTTATTTTTTAACGGAAAATTCGTATTTTTTAACGGAAAATTCGTATTTATTAAGGTTATTACAGCATTTACTTTATTACTAGTAGTTGCGTTCATGATAGTTTTGCTTAATTTAACTTTATTTTGTTCTGGAACACCGTGTTTATTCAATTTCGTGAGAGCAGCCTGCTTCTTACTCTCTAGTATATTCTTCAATACAGCTGAAGCACCTTGTGCCGCCGTCCTGAATTGTTGAACGGGTGTGTTCACTACCTTTTGCCTCTTAGCGGCCTTCCTCAGTCGTTCAGCTTCTTTTTCTCGTGCTTTAATTTTTTCTTGGATTTGTTTCATAGCTCTTGCCTTTTCATTAGCTCGTCTTTGCGCATTCGCAGCTTGTATTTGTGCATTCATATTTTTTGATCGCCGAGCTGCCATTTTCTGAGCTGCCATTTTCCGAGCTTTTCTCGCAGCTTTTCTCGCAGCTTTCATGATTCTCTGTCCTAATGAGTTCAATTTTTGGTTCGTCCTCCCATTTCGTTGCCTTTGATTCCTGACCGAAGAAGCAGCTGATTTATAATTTGAACTGCTACTCTGAGACTGGCCCAAGCGATTACTGTTCCCGTTACTAAATCCTACACTCCCTCCACTTTCTGCTGTTTTCGCACTCTTATTAGACGATTGGGTCGCTCCATTGTTATTACTCCCCGTGTTCATCATCGAACCACTAGTTCGAGAGGCACTCCCTCCACTTTCTGCTGTTTTCGCACTCTTATTAGACGATTGGGTCGCTCCATTGTTATTACTCCCCGTGTTCATCATCGAACCACTAGTTCGAGAGGCACTCCACCCACTTTCCGCTGTTTTCGCACTCTTATTAGACGATTGGGTCGCTCCATTGTTATTACTCCCCGTGTTCATCATCGAACCACTAGTTCGAGAGGCACTCCACCCACTTTTCGCACTCTTATTAGACGATTGGGTCGCTCCATTGTTATTACTCCCCGTGTTCATCATCGAACCACTAGTTCGAGAGGCACTACCACTAGTTCGAGAGGCACTACCACTAGTTCGAGAGGCACTACCACTAGTCGGTGAAACATTTCGTTGTCTTTTACTCATTATAATATCCTGATATTTTTATTCAAAATCTGCTTCATCATCAACAAACTCTTCCACCTCCACGTCATCCTCTTCCTCTTCGACGAGCGCTTCATCCTCCTCGGGACCATCCTCCTCCTGTTCTTCCTCCTCAGGTTCTTCCTCTTCCTGAGGTTCCTTTTTGGGTTGAGGCTCCTTCTTTTTCTTTTTTGTGTTGGCCGATTTCTCGAAAATAGTATCGAGTATCTTCCCCAACTTTTTACCAAACACTTGACGCTTTTTGTATTTTTCAGAAAACGCATCGATATATACATCGGAATATCCAAGATTTTTATATGCCGCGACGAGTGTCTTGATGGGAGGAACCTTGCCGTGGGAGTAATATTTGTCATACAGTTGAGCACCATGCGTCACACACTTCACGCGCACTTTGCCATTCTTGAGAACATTCAAGCGAACCTGTACCTGATCGAGATATTCAATATGTTTTTCTGGTTCTTCGGTTTTTTTATGCCGCAGGGGAAGCTCTTCGATGTCAAATTCTTTGGGTGTAAGACCATACGATTCGTAATTTTTTTTCAAAAGTCGAATATATTCAACCGACCGTTCTTGATATATCTTGGGTTTGGGAGGGGCTTCCACGTATTGTGGAAGATTGAGAATATCGTGTACAACACCTTTAGTGGGACGTACAAAAGGTGGTGTAGGAGTGTTATATTTCACACGTGGGGAGGGTCTCTTGAACCCATGCTGGGGCTTGTTGATGATGCGTTTGATTTCTTCGGTGTTGTGAGCCATTTTGTTTTGATACTATTCAGCAAACTTTTTCACGACTTAGGTTTATTTAAGACGTGCTATTTCACGACCCAAAGTTACCACCTTGGAGGGTGCGATGTTCGTCGTGAGCATCTGCTTCAGTCTTGCCTTGTTGTATTTTGTGAGCATCTTCATGGCGTCGATACGTTTAGCAGCGATGTTCTTCGTCATGGGCTTTTTCACAGCGACCACTTTCGTCTTGACGTTGGGGGTTCTCATGGCAGCCACGCGATTGGCTGCACCTGGATAAAGTTTGGCGAGGGGAATGTTATTATTAGACTTGGCCTTGGCTTTGGCTTTCTGAGGGTAAAGCTTCGCGAGGGGGGTGTTATTCATGATGTTGGCCATTTTCGTACACAATTGTTCTTTCGTTTTCTTTCCTGCGTTGGGAACACCAGCCTTGGTGGCGATGGCGACGAGTTCATCTTTTTTGTAAAGGCGGCACTTACGTCGCCCAATCTTCAAGTTCATTTATTATACGGTGATACTTTTTTTCAGTGCGAAGTCCAGTTCACATTCCAAAACATGATGGGCCTGAAAGTTCTGGAGTGACGAATACGAACCCCACAGTTCTATGACCTTTCTCTCTTTGTCGTACCAGATGTAGTCCAGGTCCAGGTACCTCGTCAGCCAGTAAAAACGTTTTCCACCATTACCGATAAACTTGTAAATGTCTTCTTCGTCATAAGCGGAGACGTCGAACTGACTGTAGTGTGAGTTAGGGGGGTTGTAGGGAGCCATTTCTTTCTTGTATCTTCTTCGTGCTTCTTTTTTAAGTTACATCATGTGCACACAGGACAATATTTCTCTTCACGTTTGCTCGGAGGAGAAAACTTGCACATAAAGATAGCGATGACAGCGACGATAGCGAGTGGCAAAAGTACTTTCATTTATGTATATTCATATTTTTTTTCAAGGCACTTAAAATAAAAACACACCAGTCTGTAAAATATGTTTTCTGTTTCTCGTATTTTCGCACCACCCACCAGAGTCTTCAGACGAAAAATGGTACCGGTGCCGAAGAGTTCCATGTTGGATGCACCACCTCCACCGACAACCATAGATGTTGATCCCTGTTTCGGTGATTACTGTATAAAGGCGACAGTCGAACAGACTGGAAAAAATCCAAAAACATACATAGGCTACAGTCAAAACATGGAGATTGTCCTGGAAACCAAACAAGTATGCGAAAGATTAAAGAGAAATGGTGATCAATGCAGTGATCCTGAGATGACATTCAAAGGTGGTAAATGCGACGAAGTGATCTTTGAGCGGTCCGTTGACGGAACGCTCAGGGTGATTCGCTAATCAGGCTGATTTCCGACTCGGATTCTGAGTCGTACCCACTGTCGTATTCAAAATCTTCATCGGAAGTATCTACGGCATCGTAGTACGTATCATCAATCTTGGTAAACAATCCGGTGTCCTCGAGATTTTTTGTATCATAAAATCCAGCTATGGATTCCTTTGGTACCGTGTGAGGGATTCTACTAAATCTGTACATATCCATACTGATACACAATCCGACCACTGCATACTCAGAACCTTCATCACTCACGATCTTCGCGATGTTCACGGCCCCGTCCTGATATTTTACATCAACTATTTGACCAATCATTATTCTATTTGTTCATGTAGTCTTAAAGTCACTGTATAATAACGGATTATGATCCACGTGACCATGTACAAAGTCAATACATTGTTTATAAACGCACAGCAGTTCATTTTAAGGTTAGGGATAAAATCTTAAAGTATATAAATGGGTGACGCGGTGATGTTTGACATCGATGATACGCTCATCACATCCTCGTCTGGGCGTAGAATCGAAGAGGTGTACAACATATACCAGTATGTTAAGGCCCGTGGGTACAAGATCATCATCGTGACCGCCAGACCAGCCTTCACGGCGAACGTGCGTTGGACAAAAGAACAATTACAAAGACATAACATTACATATGATAAACTAGTCTTTGCTAAGGCTGAAGATAAAGGCTACTATAAACGCATGTCTGGGTACAACTTTATTCTTTCAGTGGGTGATCAAGACACGGATCTCACGGACAGTAAGTACGCCATTAAGATTTCCATGTAAGTTTACATACGTGACACGTGACGAAAACAGTCATGGGCTCATCTGCGCTTCGCGTCTGTAATTCATAATAAGTCGTCTTGTATCCCTTGCATTTGTTGCATTTGAAGAGACCCTTGTAATCCTTTTCGTTTGCTAAATTGTAATCCTTCGCCATGGCCCGCTTGATACCCTGTTCCTTCGCCAGGGCGTAGGGACCCCCGGGCCATAAACTTTCCAAGGGGAGATCAAACACTTTACTCGTCTTCAACTGTCCAGACAAGATGCGTTGTTTCAGGGTGGGAGAGTGTTTCAAGTTTTTTTGCATCTCTAAAAATTTATGTTTGTACCGATTCATATGTCGCGGGTTGTCTATCGCCGCGGTATCAAAGAGACTTTCACTCTTTCTCACTGCCCAGTTGTGTGTAGACTTTTCTAGGTTTACACACAATGGGTGTTCCTTGGGGAGATCGAGAAGTTCGGCGTATCGGGTCGTCACGAATGCTCTCGTCATTGTTTGTTGAGTACAGAGAAATTAGTATCTACTTAGGTGGGGAAATGCTGTTTCTGCACAAGCGCCAAAAGATTCAGGGGAACACGTGTTGAAGGGGTCAGCCTTGCGTTTAGTATCGGTCTGGACGGCACGCCACTCCTCGTCGAGGAAGCTTCGAGGGACGTACAACTCACTCTGTCTCAGGATGAAAAAGACGATGATGACGGCGATCGCGATTCGGACGAGTCTGTTCATTTATTAGATACAACTTTTTTTATTTACAAAAGACAATATGATTACAGCCGTGCTCATACACGAGCAGCTGGGTGCTATAGAAGACATACAGTTAGATACAACTAAAATATACAACATTCTAGGTGGACGGGCAACCTTCATAGGGCAGTGGCCTGAGATTGACGTGGTGATCATGAAAGCCGTGACAGCCGTTCGGGAAAACGAAAATCAACTCCCACCCCCCTTTCATGAAGAACGCGCCGACGGTAAGATATTATTGATCAGGATGGACGAAGACTCTGAGCCACAGAACTTTACTTCTCAGGAGTACCTGGCTTGGGTGGGACAAACGCATTCCCCCTGAGTACACCCTGTGTGTACTTCATACACAGTTGAAAGTGTGTAAAGGCCCAGTCCAACATATTCTTTTCCTCCAGTTTCATGGGATTACTGTTAATCACCTTTTTGATGTCAGCCTTTTTTCCGTTTGTCGCCATAGACATCGCATCATCCACCTCACGGAGCCAGAGCACGTGATTTTCATCTGTGGGATCGAATAGACCCACGAACGACATGATATACTGTACTCTTATATATTCTTTAAACTATAGTCCAAATTTTCCCTGTACAGAAAATCATCGACATATCCATCTATATCCTGCCCTCTCATTCGCATAGACAGGAGATCTTCGTAATCAAACTCGTGACAGTAAAAGTAGTTTACTCCAGTCATGATGGACATGTTATCCAGATCATCCTGATCCTTGTACACTACATCGAGGAGACCCATATAGTTTTCGGGATCCGTGGGGGAATGGCCATCGAGTAACCGAACTTTCACGAAAGGAGTGGAAAGGTTGACCATGGGCCAGGTACCAAAACGCGCTTTGTGTTCACATATGTAGGTGGCGTACCTCGTGGCATATTGCCTTTCCTTGAAACAGATGTATCGGGGTTTTTCCCTGGCATCGAGTATGGTCGCCGACCCTCCGGATTTTATACAAATGAAGTGGAAGTCCATATTAATTTATCTCTATATTATAATGCAGTTTCCTCTTACACACAATCAGTGTGTTTACATGAGGTCGCTCCAATCCTCTAAACCTGTCGTCATAACCACTGGACCCGCTGGCTCCGGTAAAACCATGTTGGCGTGTCAGGAAGCCATGGTCAGGGTATCTAAACGCGAGTTCGATAGACTCGTGTTCACGCGCCCCGTCGTACCAGCTGGGGAGGATCTCGGTTACCTTCCGGGTGACATGGACGAAAAGATGGAGCCGTGGACTCATCCACTCTTGGAAAACTGTAAGATGACACCCAGAGTAGTCGTCGAACCACTGGGTTTCATGAGGGGTCGCACGTTCAACAACACCTTCATCATCGCGGACGAGATGCAAAACAGCACTCCAGCACAGATGAAGATGCTCCTGACAAGAATCGGTAAAAAATCAAAAATCGTTGTGTTGGGCGACGCCGCGCAGAGTGACGTGGACGAAACGAACGGGTTGACGGACATAATCAATCGCACGGACGGACTCTACCTGGAACATATTGACATCATCACGTTAGACGATAGTGACATCAGAAGGCACCCAGCTATTTCTGAAATTCTCTCAGTTTATAGTATATGAGGACGGCTATAAAGACTAAAATGATGAAGCAGAGTCCAAAGACGAAGATGAAAAAAATAGCCACGGCGGCTTCGGCAGCCGCTCGAAAAAAGGTTTTGACAGCCTCGAGACTTCGGTCCATAGAAGATGTCATGGAGACACGGGGTGTCGTCACGAAACAGACGGGTAACGCGATCACCATCAAGTTGAGCAGGGATATAATCAACAAGTTGAAAGACGTGTACCTCACCTCTCAACGTGACAAGAGTGAATACGTAGGCATCATCAACCTCAAAAGATATGGTGATTTTGTGAATTTCAACAGTCCCACGAGACACACGAACCGGCACCCTACCCGCGTCGTGCCACCTCCCGGTACTGAACATAATCTCGTCGTGTATCACTCACACCCAGTACCCGTGGCCAGAAACTTATCCGTGTCCACCGTGACCCTCCCGAGCTTAGAAGATTTCACATACTACGTACGACATTTTCCTAAGGTGCAAGCGAACATTATTTTAGAGAGAAACGGATACTACATGATCGATTTATTGGAGTCTACCAACTTCAAGTTACCAAATCCGAGTGCCGCTTACGACACGTTTATAAATCTTTTAGTAAACAAAGATGTAGGAAAATACAAAGTCAGGTACGACCCGGTGCCAATGGCTTTTTTCAGTGTGTCGATATCTAGTTGGCAAAAAATGTTCAACGTGTACATAGACACAGTAATGCGTCATAGATATGGCATGTCTATAAAATACTATAGGTACTCCGAACGACCCGAGATTACTCTTGTGAATCCCACGTCTCTTGGTTGAGCAACATGCCCCTCACGGTTTCGTAGAGCACCGAACAGAGTGCCATCTTGTAGGCTAAAAATCCCGCGAAGGTTGCCCCGTAGTCAAAGTCAAAGGCGAAGGGTGCGTTATTCCACATCGTTTCAAAGATACATGTTCCCACGGGAATCAACATCTGTTTTTGAAACGGTGAACGATCGATGGTATCCACGTGCTTCTCGAGGAGGGAGAGGTAGGCCAGTGA